CTAAGAAGCTATCATCAAAGAAGAAGTCTTCTGCAAAATCTATGGCTAAAGCTGCTGGTAGACCATATCCAAATTTAATTGACAACATGAGAGCGAGCAAAAAATGAACTTTGCTTTTACTTGGTTATTTGACAAATTGGTCTATATGCCAAAGATTGATTTAGAAATTGGTAGAGTCAAAATTGATACCCAACAACCTGAATTTAAAATGTGGCCTTTCCCAGTAGAAGTAGAAAAACCTAAAACTGCTGTGAAAAAGACTGCTACTCGTAAAGCTGTAGCTAAAAAAGCTACTAAAGTTGTTAAAAAGGTTAAGTAATGTCTACATCTGGTTCTACAGCATTTAATCTAGACTTAAACAACCTTGTTGAAGAGGCTTTTGAGCGTTGTGGTTCGCAGTTACGTTCTGGTTATGATTTAAAGACTGCTCGTAGAAGCCTTAATTTACTTACTATTGAGTGGGCTAACAGAGGTATTAACCTTTGGACCATTGAGCAAGGTCAAGTAAATATGGTTACTGGTCAGGGTCTATATCCTATTCCAGGAGACACAATTGACCTATTAGATACAGTTGTTAGACAGAATAATGGTTCGTCTAGTAACCAAATTGATATTAATATCAGCCGTATTTCTGAGTCTACTTACTCGACTATCCCTAATAAGCTGACTACTGGCAGACCAATCCAAGTATGGATTAACCGCCAAACAGCCCAAATTAATGCTACTTCTGCAACCTTAACTGCTGGCATTAACTCTACCGATACCTCAGTTATAGTAAACGATGCTAGTTTGTTAGCTAGTGGTGGGTTTATTAAGATTGGTACAGAAACAATTGGATATTCAAATATAGTAGGGAATACCCTTACTAATTGCTATCGTGGTCAAAATGGGACTACAGCTGCGGCTCATTTAACTGGTGATGCAGTATCAATTCAAAATCTTAACTCAATCAATGTCTGGCCTACTCCCGATGCTGGTGGCGCTCCTTACACCTTTATTTATTGGCGTATGAGGCGTTTACAGGACGCTGGCAACGGTTCTACAGAGCAAGACATACCTTTCCGTCTACTTCCTTGTATGGTGGCTGGATTAGCCTTCTATTTAGGTCAAAAGATTCCAGAGGCTCAACCAAGATTACCTTTTCTAAAAGCAGAATACGAGGAACAATGGTTGATGGCGTCAACCGAAGATAGAGAAAAAGCCTCTATGCGTATCGTGCCAAGAGGCACATTCTATGCCTAATAAATTTAGTAGTGGCAAGTTTGCCATTGCAGAGTGTGATATTTGTGGGCAGCGTTTTAAGTTAAAACAGCTTAAAAAGCTGGTTGTTAAGCAGCAGATTAAGAATATTTTGGCTTGTCCAGAGTGTTGGAATCCAGATCAGCCACAGTTATCTTTGGGTATGTACCCAGTAGATGACCCACAGGCCGTTCGTAACCCAAGACCAGACACTAGTTACTTGGCTTCAGGAGTAAGTGGTTTACAGATTTTAAGTACTAATAATAGTATTGATGAAAATGGATATCAGGGCGGTGGTAGTAGAGTATTTCAATGGGGATGGAACCCTGTTGGTGGGGCAAGTAGTTTTGACAGTGTTTTAACACCAAATTACTTGATTACAGCGTGTGTAACGGGTACAGTTACTATATCAAATTAGGAGAAGTATATGTCATTTACAAAATCAGCAGATGGTATTGCTAAACAAGGCAAAACCGTAGGTAAAAACTTAGGCAATAGCGGTCCAACAGCACCCACTGTAAAAGGTGCTAGTAAGAAAATGGGCGTTAGTTCTATGGCTATGAAGGATGTTGGTCGCAATCTTGCTCGTGTAGCTAACCAAAAAGCTGGAAGAGGCCGTTAATCATGGCTAAATTTTCTAAAAAGGTAATGGGTAAGGAAGTTGGCGATGCCAAAGTCTATGCCAAACCACATACTATGGATGGTAAAGCTATGAAAGCTAATGAATCTATTGGGTATAAAACTGACCCAAATTCTATGAGTGCAGTTGAATCAACTCCAGGCGGTATGCCAGCTCGCAGAGTAAGTACAGGAAACCCAAATCGTAATGATGTTAAAACTTCAGGTATTAAGCAACGTGGATCTGGCGCTGCAACCAAAGGATTTACTTCTAGAGGTCCTTTAGCCTAATGAATTACACTGAACTTGTTGCTGCTATTGAAGCCTATAGCGAGAACTACGATACTGGTACTGGTGGTTTCGTAGAGAATATTCCTGTCTTTGTAAGCCAGGCAGAACAACGCATTTACAATACAGTTCAAATTCCAGCATTACGCAAGAATGTTACAGGTACATTTAGCTCTGGAAATCAATATTTGTCCTTACCAGATGACTATCTTTCTACCTATTCCATAGCAGTTATTGATTCAAGCAGTAATTACAGCTATCTTTTAAACAAAGATGTTAACTTTTTGCGTGAAGCGTACCCTAGCGTAGTGCTAGGTTCTAATGCTTATCAAGGCACCCCTGGAGGGGTACCCCAGTATTACGCATTATTTGGCTCTCAATATGCCAATATTAATGAACTTTCCCTAATTGTCGCCCCTACTCCAGATGCCAATTACACAGTAGAAATGCACTATTTCTATTACCCAGAGTCTATTGTTACTGCTGGAACTACTTGGCTTGGTGATAACTTTGATACAGCCCTTTTATATGGCTCTTTATTAGAAGCAGATGCTTATATGAAGTCAGATGCTGATACGGTTACTTACCATAAAGACCGCTATACAGAAGCCATGTCCCTACTTAAACGCTTGGGTGATGGTATGGAGCGTGGTGATGCGTACCGTGATGGTCAAACTAAGCTCAATACGAACCTTAAAGGGAATGTAGTCGCATGACAATTCAACAAGGTACTTGCACTGTATTTAAACAGAACTGCTTAAGTGGTTTAGAGAACTTTGCTGTTGGTACACCATACACATACAAAATAGCCCTTTATACAGCCAATGCAGACTTATCCTATATAACTACCACATACACTACTTCCAATGAGGTAACTGGTACTGGGTATACTGCAGGCGGTAATGTTCTTACAGTTATTCCTCCAGCAATATATGAGCAAACAGCCTATATATCGTTTGATAATGCTGCCTGGACTGGAGTTTCTTTTGTCTGTAGAGGCGCTTTGATTTACAATAGTACGACAAACGCAGCAGTTGCAGTATTAGATTTTGGCAGTGATAAACAGGCAGGACCTAACTTTGTTGTAACTTTTCCAACGGCTAGTTATACAACTTCCGTTATTCGTTTTAATTAGGAGCAATTATGAGCAATGAACAATCAAATTTTGGTGATAACGCAAGTGCATCAGTAACCCGTGGCGCTGCCCACAATGAGACTCTTGGTATCCAAGGTATGTATCATGTAGTATGCCGTGACTCTGAAGGCAACATTAAGTGGGAAGAAGATGCTCCTAACTTAGTTACTGCTGTCGGTAAACAGGCATTATTTGACTTTTACTTCGGTGCTACTGGTACTGCTGGTGGTACAGCTGCTGGTGCTATCTACTTAGGTCTTGCTGGTGGTACAGGCACTTATGCCGCTGCCGACACCATGACTTCTCATGCTGGTTGGACAGAAGTTGGTTTGGCTAACGCTCCAGCTTATACAGGTAATCGTCAATCCATCAACTGGACTGCAGCTTCTTCTACTGGATCTACACCATCAAACGTAACTACTAAAACTGGCGCAGCAATTACTTTTGCTATGACTAGCTCTGGTACAGTAAATGGTTGCTTCATTAACTCTGGCGCTTCTGCTTCGGCTACTAAAGATACAACAGCGGGTGTTTTGTATTCTGCTGGTAACTTTACTGGTGGTTCAAAAACTGTAGCCAATGGTGATTCTTTAGCGGTTACATATAGCACTACAGCTACTAGTTAAGTAGGAGCCTTTTATGGCTTTGGTCTTAGCTGACAGAGTACAGCAAACTGGAACAGCCAATACAACCGTTAGTTTTACTCTAAGCGGATCTGTTGTTGGCTTCCAGTCTTTTGCTGTTGTTGGAAATGGTAATACTACTTATTACTCCACTTTTGATACTTCTGGAAATTGGGAAGTTGGTGTAGGCACATATTCAACAACTGGGCCAACATTAACTCGCACTACTGTTATTGCTTCATCTAATTCAGGTTTAGCAGTTACTTTTAGTGGATCAGTTAATGTATTTATTACATACCCATCTGAGCGTTCAGTAAATCTTGATGAATCTACAAGCACTGCTTATGCCGCACAATTTGCCGCAAGCAATGGATTATTGCTAAATAACATGACTGTAGCTACTAGTTATTCAGTTCCATCAGGATATTCAGCAACATCTACTGGTCCAATAACTGTATCAAGCGGGGTTTCCGTAACTATTCCATCTGGTAGTCGCTGGGTAGTACTGTAATGTTTGGATATGCAGCATTCGCTCAACCTACCTTTGCTGGTTTAGGTAGCGCTTTATATGTAGTATCTGTTTCTGAAAATTTTAATGTTGCAGATATAGATTCTGTAATTACATCGTTTGTTTCGGCAATTTCTGAAGGAATTACTTCTGCTGACACAAATACAGTAATTGCTGCGTTTGTAAGCCAAATAACAGAAAATGTAAGTACTGCTGACATTACTGCAGTAATAGCTAGTTTTGTAAGTGCAGCAACAGAAATACTTTCTACAGAAGACGCATCAACTGTAATAGCTAGTTTTATAAGTGCAATTATAGAAGACATTGCTCTAGTAACTGATAGTGAAGCAGCAATAGCAACATTTTCAGCTAGTGTAATAGAAGCCTTAATAATGGCAGATGCTTCATCTACTATTGCATCTTTTGTTGGAGAAGCACTAGAAAATATAATAACCAATAATGCACAATCAACTATAAGAACTCAATTTTCATTGCAAATTGAAAACATTAATTTTTTTGAAGCTCCTATAGGTTTTGCGTGGATTAGAATTAACGATGATCAAAGTACCCAGTGGGTTCTTATCGACAATAGACAGTAAGGAATAATATGGCTTTAGTACTTATAGACCGTGCGCAGGAGACCGCAACAGCGAATACGACTGTTAGCTTTACCTTGACTGGAGCATCTACAGGCTACCAAACTTTTGCTGGCGTTGGTAATACAAATACCACTTATTATGGCTCCACAGACGGCACAAACTGGGAAACAGGTATTGGGACATATTCCTCCACAGGCCCAACCCTTACTCGTACAACCATCCTAGCTTCATCTAATGCTGGCGCTGCGGTTACATTCACAGGTGCAGTAACAGTATGGGTAGACTATCCAGCTTCTAAATCCGTTGGTTCTCAGACAGGTTATTTTGATAGCGCCTATCAAGGAACATTCGTTGACGGCATCGTGATGGACTATGTTACAGGTCAAGGTCGTATTAGCGTAGGCGGTGCTGATGATTTAGTGTTTTATAACGGTGGAGTAGCTGGAGCAGCATTAGGCCACGTCTCTTCAAATGGTGACTGGGATTTACCAGGGGTATTAACACTTGGAAATGGCTCCGTTGTCGCTGGCGCTACAAACCCCATAGTTAGAGCTTCTTCATCAGCAAACAGCTATGTGCAATTGTATGTACACAATGACAATACAGGCATTAGCGCTTCTGCTGACCTTGTAGCCTACCCTAATAACGGTACAGATACTTCAGGGTTTGTAGATTTGGGAGTTAACAGTTCAACTTTTGCAGATACAACCTATACCTGTACTGGACCTAATGAGTCCTACTTATTCGCTTCTGCCTTATCTGGTGGTGGTACGACAGGTAATTTAGTTTATGCAACAGACTCCACTGGTTCTGACAATGCCCATCAATGGTACGTAGGTGGTTTTACTCAAGCCAAGTCTGCATATAAGATGCAGTTAGATGGGACAAACCTATACTTAAAACAACCGATTAAAGCCGATGGAATTGTTGAATCAACTACGGGTGGCTTTAAATTCCCTGATGCTACAACGCAGACCACTTCTGCCTTTCCATCAACAACAACCAATAAAGTATTAGCTTCGCCTGATGGGTCTACGGGCACACCAACTTATCGTGCATTAGTATCTAACGACATCCCAGACTTACTGCTAACAAAGCTACCAGAAGCATGGACAAAGATGTCGTGCCATGCGGCGACCACAGCAAACATCACTTTATCGGGTACCCAGACTATTGATGGTGTTGCACTTATTGCAGGCAATCGTTGCTTAGTTAAGAATCAAACCACAGCACAAGATAACGGTATTTATGATGTATCTGCTAGTACTTGGACTCGCTCTGCTGACGCTAATACAATTAGTAAAATAGCTGGTGGGGTTGTTAATATAGATGCAGGCACTACTAATGGTGGTAAATTATTTGATACTGACCTTAAGGCTACCGATACCCTAGGCACTACAGTAATGAACTGGTACTCATTAGTGGACATTAATGGCGCTACTTTTGTAGGCTCTTTAACCACGAGGGCTGGTACGGCTACGGCTGGTACTGCTCCTTTGTACATAACTTCTGGTACAAGTTTAACAACTGCAGCCGCTGGCGCAGTAGAGTATGACGGCACAGTTCCTTATTTTTCTATTGCTGCCTCTACCCGTGGTGCAATTCCTACAGAGCAGTGGGTTGTTTTAACTGGTACTAATACACTTACTTCCCAGACTGGTGCGCAACCTATATTTGACGGTGGCGGTGGACCAACTAACGGTGGTGTAACTTTGCCTGTGGGTACTTATCAGTTTGAGTGCGTATATGCCTTGACTGCTATGTCAGCTACTTCTGGCTCGTTTGGTTTTACTTTAGCTGGCGCTGCAACAAAAACATTTACTTATGACTCTACTGCTTCCAAGGCGGGTACGGCTGCTGCTACTTCCCAAGCAGGATTTAAGTTATTCAGTTCTGCTGCTGCAACAGCTTTAGTCACTGCTTCAACGGGTACTGTAGGCTCTGCTGTAATTAAAGGCATTATTCGGGTAACGGTTGCGGGCACAGTAATTCCTCAAGTATCCTTGACTGTCGCTGCTGCTGCGGTTGTTTCAGCTAACTCATACTTCCGTGTTAGCCCTATTGGTAACGCAACAGTGGCTACTGTAGGAAACTGGGCTTAATCCGTGTTCGGTAAACAACCACTATCGTCTGGTGCCTTTGTTGTCCAAGGTACAGTAAGTGGTGGTGGACTACTTACCGCAGCCATCCTAGAAGCTTTTTCTGCTGCTGATTCAACCCCTGTTACTGCCGCCTATTTAAGCATTATTACCGAAGCCCTTACTGCTGGGGACTCAAACCAAGTATCTGCTACCTTTGTAAAGGCTTTAACTGAGGTCTTAACTTCGGGTGATTCTACAGATGCTACACGGCTATATACCACTCTAATAACCGAGGCTTTAACTACATTAGACTCCTCTACTACAAGCGTAGCTTTTGCCAGTGCTATAACAGAGGCTTTAACTTCGGGTGATTCTGCAAGCGTAATTCGTATTTTTACTGGTTTGGTTACTGAAGCTATTACCTCTGCGGATTCTGCTACGGTTCTGACTACTTTTAATGTGGCAATTAGTGAAGCTCTTTTATCAGTATTAGACAGTTCAGACTTTGCCGAGGTTTTTGCTGTAGCTATTGTTGAGTCTATTTCTTCTGTTTCCGATGTTAATACTGTTTCCAGAACTTTTGCTATTGCACTTACTGAAGCGTTGACAGTCATTGATTTGCCGACTGCAGTGCAGGCATTTACTACAGCCATTACCGAAAACACCACCCTATTAGACCCAAATACGGTTTTAGCTACATTTAACACTGTTGTAACAGAAACAACCACTATAGCTAACACCCAAACAGTAACTGCTACTTTTGTAGGCGCTATTACTGAAAACGCTTCTTTCTTGGATAACCCATCTGTTTTTGCGGCTTTTGCTAGAACCATTGTTGAAGCGGCTACTTTGGCAGACTCTCCGTGGGTTTCTTTGGTTTATAACGCCAGCATCATTGAAGACATTATTGTCATCTCAGATACTATAGAAGACCCAGCTGCGTTCGTTGCAGTGATACTAGAGGGTATTAATGTAGGGGATGAGCCAACCGTAATAGCTACTTTTTCAGCCGTTATCTCAGAAAACAGCAATTTAGCAGATGTTATTTCAACTACTACGGCTTTTGTATCCAGCCTTTCTGAAGCCATAACTGCAGAAGATTCCAGCATAAGTGTAAAAATACAAAATGCTGACATAGTTGAAAATTTAACTCCAGAAGATAGCGCTACCGTAATTAAGATTTACAACGCCCTTATTGCTGAAAATATTGCCCCTTCTGATGCCGTTACCGTTATAGCCTCATTTAGTAGCCAAGTAGCCGAAAATTTGGTATTATTAGACGAACCGTTTCCCCGTGGCTGGTACGCTATTAATGATGGGCAGGCAACGACTTGGAGCGCAATAAATAATGCAGAATCAGGCACCTGGACAAGTATTAACGATGGACAATCAGTAGTTTGGGTTAAAGTTAATAATAACTACCCTTAAAGGATATTTATGGCATCAACCTACTCAGACTTAAAAATAGAAATCATAGGTACAGGCGAACAGTCTGGTACCTGGGGTGCAACCACGAACACAAACTTGGGAACAGCCCTTAGTGAGGCTATTACAGGTTCTGCTACCGTTGATTTTGCTACTGCCGCTGATGTTACTGTAACCCTTACCAATACAAATACTGCCCAAACAGCCCGTAATCTGCGTTTAAACATCACAGAATCTAGTACAGGTGTAGGC